AAGTAACTCAACAAGGCCGGTGCGCCATAGGCGAAGGAGGCCGTGGTTTAATTCATCGGCTGTCATTGACTGGCCTACGTAGGCAACGCCTTCGCGCTGGGTGCTACCAGACTCTGCTCTGTCGAAGAAGAACCTTCGGCGGCCGAGTGGTGTGGTGAGGCAGGAGGTAACTGCCAACTCGTCCATGATAACTTGTTGTACCGCTGGGATACAGGGGAAGGCGTTGAAGTAGTTTGTCTGAAATATCTTTACCATTGTAGTTGGGAGGCGCGAATGCTTCGCCATCGTTGGCGGCGTCCCGAGGTAGTTGCTGCCATGGCCCAGCACCTTGGAAACATCGCGATGGGATTTATGCTTAAACGCTGCTTGATCGGCGATCTGCCTATCCGTCATGGTTCCCCAATCAAGGTCTGGCTGCGCCATTTTAGTAACGGTGGTATGCAGGTCGCCAGACTCACACGCGTCTAGATATGCCCCGGCGAACTCAGCGCCAACGGGGCCTTCCCACGGTAGCTTCGGGTTCCAGTGCGGTAGCTTTTTGCTGCGCCTTCGGAGTAGGTCAGTGATGCGGTCGGCGTCTGCGGTTAGCAGTTTTTCCCACGCAAGCGCGCCCATGTTCCTGCTGTCTGCTTGTTCAAGGTCAATGTTGCATAGGATTTTATTCTCATCTGCAACGAATACTGAACGGAGGGATGACGTTACATTTTGTAAGTTAGTGCCCGTGCCGAAGTCTGTTTCGGAAGCGGAGAACCGTCCGGTCTTTGTCCCGGCGATGGAGAATTGCGTCCGCATCCTGCCGTCGCGGTCCTGCTTTGTGCGGAGGAAGCCGAGGGATTTACCCAAGCCTCGTAGGGCGATAATGTGGGTGGTGAGCGGCTCCCCGAGAAAGTGCATTGATAGGCGCTCAAGTGCGCCTTCGTCAACAGAGGGGGCGAACACGCCTTTAGTGTTACGCTTCTTTTGGATAGGTAGGCCGAGCACGTCATAGAATAACCGCTTGACTTGGACATGCGAACGCCAGTTGTCGAAGTCCATCATGCCGATACCCTCGTGGACGATGGTGTATAGCTGGGCTTCTATTTGTTTAAGCTGCCGCTCGAACTCTTTAATAACGGTGTATTTTTTGCGCGGGTTCGCCTTGATGCCCCGATGGTTCATTTCGAGGATTGGCGCTTGTAACGCGAGGGATAGGTTATAGGTTGCGCGAGTCGTTTCGTCGAACTGTTCTTGGAGAACTCCGTCGATCTCTAGCGTTAGGCAATTATCGAGTCCGTTGTAAACCCAGTAGTTGTCGTCGTCTGATAGGGCTGATAAGTCGTCAGTTGCTGTGTTGATAATTCTCATGAAGAGGGAACTCCCCAAGCGGTAGGATCAACCTCTAAAATGGGCAGCATTAAAGACTTTGCTGCTTCTATTTCAGCAGTAACTCCTTTAGAAGTCTTCCATCCTTTGAGTTCTAACACGAACAACTGATCAGCTTTTTCCAACATACCCAGGTTAAGCCGCTCCCAAAAAGCAAAGTCACGAGGTAGCTCATGGCGTTCTGCTACCGGGTGGAAGTGGACTATCGGGCTGTAGATAATGAAAGGCCGCTTTACCATAGCCGCGACAACCGCACAGGTTAATTCAAACCGCCGCTCCATTACAGCGTAGTTTTCATGGGAGTATGGCGATGCGAGGTAAATCATGCAAAGAACTCCTGTAGCTTGAGGCGGATATGGGCGAGCCTAGCTTGCCCTATGCGGGAGATGGCGAGAATGTCGCGGTCAGACAGGGCGAATAGTTTCCCTGTGGTTTTAATCTTACGCTCACCTAGGATAACGCGAATATCGTAGTCAATCCCTGTGTCGTACAGCGGGCGGTTGACTTGGTTGTGGCTCTTTCGGAGATTGCGAACTGCGTTTAACGTAGTCGCCATGCGGAAGGCAACATCGTGGTTGGATAAATGCTGGAGTTTTTTGAATTGTTTTAACTCTTGCTGGATAGTTTCTGTGCGGGATAGCTGTCCGCTGGCTTGATCGCCAAATAGATCAGTCATGCTTCATTCCTTTGCCCATTTGTTTCCATGAGGGTTCGTCTGTGTATAGCGATGCGAGGAAGCCGAGGCCTTTAAGCATCTCAGGCTGGAGGGCGTGATGTGCCAGCATGGTATCGTCGGCGGCGAGGGGTGCGGGTATGCCATAGGTTTTCCATAACTGGCCCATATCGAACAGGCCGTTCTGGTATACCGTGGGATACTCGCGGAGCCATCTGGTTATAATTTCCCAGGCGGCCAGCTCTTCCTGCCTTGTGCCCCAATAATTCGCTCCGCTATGGAGGAAGAAGGGAATAACGATGGCTCGGTTTGGTGAAGGTGAGAAGCCGATGCAAGTAATTTGATCCTGCTTTGTTTCAATATCGCAAGCGAGTTTAACCGCGTCGTTGAAATAAGTATTCTCGTATTCAAGTAGGTCGGCGATGGACGGCTCCACGGATATAAGGCGTTCGGGTCTGATGTAATCTGGGAAGGCTGATTGTGTTGCAGCCTTCTGGAGATCCGCGATAACGACGGGACGGAGTGCCCATTGTCGTACAACAGCCTGTGGGTCGTACGTTGCCAATACCTTTTGCCCGGCATGGCTAAGGCGGCATACCCCTCGTGCTGCTTTAATTCCAATCTCTCCAGTGAGTGCCCATAGAGCAGTAGGTCCGAGAGCGATAATGATGTTTGGGGCGACGTCAGCGAGCTGTGCATCCAGTCGGATGAGCTCATTGGCGTATTCAGCTTTAACATATTTTCCTCGTATGATAGCGTCACGGGCAGGGATGCCTTGCTTTTTTGTGCCCATGACGGAGCGGATGCCGCCCTTTAGTGGGTGGTTGAAGACTACAGTTGTAAAACATTCTCGGCGGGATATGCCGACTGCTGCTAGTAGCTTGTCGAGGTGCCAGCCGGTTATGCCGGAGAACAGCTCACCATCATCAAGGTCTGTCAGCGACTCCCCGACTATTGCGATCTTCATTTCGTGACTCCTTGGTGAAAGTTTCTAACGCTATCATATATACCCGCTGTATGTCAAGCAGTTCTTCGAGAAGTAAATGCTCGGGGCGGAAGCTGGTGTAAGAAGCTTGTTTTCTTATGCGGGCGATTAAGTTTTCAGGATATGTCTTCATCCCCGCTGCTCCCAATGGGCGCGAGCGTTCTCGTAGAACTCGGGCATTTGTTCGATACCAAGGACGCGGGATGCGCCGAGATCTTCTGCGGCTTTAAGTGCATTACCGCTCCCGCAGGTGGGATCGAGGACGTGGCTGTACTCATCGCATAGCATGGAAAGGAAATGCCGGATCATTGGATAGGGCTTTTCGCTGACGTGGATAGCTTCGCCACGCTTACCTGGATGAGCGAAACTATTTGACTTTGTTCCTGCGGCGGTAATCTTACGGTCTCCACGATGGCCAAAGAACGCCATCTCATAGGTGTTGCGAGGACCGCGCTGAGGATCGGGGGCAACGCCAGCACCATCGGACTTGTGCCAGATAAGCGGGTAGTCGGTTAACGTCCACCCCATGCGCTCAAGTTGCTGGCGGGTGTCGCAGTAGAACTTAGGGCTAAACCAGAAGATAAGGTGTGCGCTGTCGGCTACTACATTATCCATAGCTGACATGAGTCCCGCGACTAGCGCCCAGTAAATGTCGGGGCTATCGGCGTAGTGATCTGCCATGCCCGCCGACATACGAGGAGCGTCCGCCACGTTAATGCCGTAAGGGAAATCGCAGTGGATGAGGTTGAACTTACTACCAGTGTAGGTGGCCTGCCAATCTAGGAAGCTTTCGTTGATAAGCGGGATGGTGACTGGGGCGGCAGCGGGTGTGTCAGGGCTGACGATGCTGTCAATGGATGCTGCTGCAGCAAGCATGGCGGAAGATTTTTTGCGCTCACCATCGCGCTTGGTTATGTTGTGGGCGGTTGAGAATGTCTCCGCCTTTGACACAACAGCGTTGTCCATTGCCTTAGCAACCTTCAAGCGTTTCTCAACGTAGCTAGGGCTTGCGCCTATGAAGTTTGCGGTGTCGATGGCCGACCAGTTTTCCTCGTTGGAGGATTTTAGGTCGTGGAGACGGGCGACTGCTGCTACTTCATCCTGCCACGATAGGTCGCTTCGTTTGACGTTCTCTTCCAGCTCGATGCATTGCAGCGTATACTCGTCGAGGTCGTCCACGAATTGAACTGGTATGTTGTCCCAGCCAAGAGAGGTGCAAGCGGTAAGGCGGCGCTCACCGGCTACGAGGATGCCATCATTGCTGATGACGATGGGATGGATGAGGCCGAGGCGGGCGATACTATCGGCAAGTTCTTCTATGCCTTTGAGCTCTTTCCGCTGGCGTGTCTCGCGCTCGGTGACGATGTCGCTGATGGGATAGGAGCGGAAATTTGCACTGGTCATGTAAGGTACTCCACATCATCCTGCCGCACGGGCACAGCGATAACGCCGTTGGCTTTGAAGCGGGTGCAGGTGGTGATGGCTTCCGTTAAAGTGAATGGCTTAGCGAGATCAAAGTCTGACGAGAACTGGGAGGTGCGGGTGAGCCATCCGTTCTTCGTGTAAATATTTACGTTCATGGGATTGTCTCCTGAAGGTTAGGAGGGGGACCGAAGCCCCCCGCCTGTACTATGCAACTACTACTCAACCGGGGCGGTGCGGCCAATGTCGGCTTGGAAGTCACCTTCCGTGCGCTTGTCCTCGCGCCACGATACATCGCCGAGGAACTCCGCGCCCTTGCAGGCGTTAAGTGCTTCGCCAATCGACATGTCATCTTCGAGGATGCCGAGGTGGTTCTCGAGGAACTGACGGACCTGGTATTCCGTTTTCGCAAATTCGACTTCATCGTTCTTGTTGAAGAGGAAAGACTTGCGGAGCCGGATGCCAGTGATCTCACCCTTGTAGTCGTCAAGGTCTACGTTGTCCATGGCCTCAACCGCCTGGACGAGGACGTTGAGAATATCCCACTCGCCCGATGCCGCTTCGGTGAACTCAGGTACTTTGCTGATTACAAAGCGGTAAGTTCCCTGCGGTGGAAGCGGTGGCTTCTCAATGTCAGCTGCTTTTTTATTCAGGATGTCTGCGAAATTAGCCATTAAAGTGTACTCCTATTGATGGTTCGTTTAGCTGCGGGTAGAACCGTTAACCCTTTTCACCTCGAAGTTTAGCAAAGATTGTAGCCATGCCGGTCTCGAGAGGAAATTCTGCTTCAATGCCTGGGACGGGGGTTTTGAGGTCCACGACTCCGGTCGGCATTGTCTTGATCTTACGCTTAGTTTTTTCACCCCGGCCTGTTGTCTCGGCCAGCAACATGGTGTTGAAGTAGCGGGGTAGGATAGGGCCGAGTGCCTTGCCGACTGCGTTGGCGAAACCTTTAGTGACCCCTGCGTCAGACTCTTGATAGTTGATATGGCTGATGACGATAGCGCTCATCTTGAACTCGTCGCCGGTTATCAGCGCGATAGCATCCTCGACCGCGCCTTGGGCGACACCGAATATCTGCCGCTTGTCTTTCGCAGTTGGGTTTAGGTTGTTGGCCCATGCGAAGGCAGCACGGGAAAATGCTGATAGGCTGTCGAGGACGAAGATACATTTGTCATCTTCATGCTCTGACCAGTCCGTCATAACGTCCATAGCCTTGACGAAGGCTTGCGGTGTACCGTCAATCTTCGGGCCGGACTTTGTGCTTTTATATTTGTCGCGGATAGTCTCGTAAGTTACATTGGAAAGATCGAGGTCTTCCTGTCTTGCGTATGCCACGAAGCTATCCAACCCGTTATCCATATCGAGGATGCGGAAGGAGTAACCTGCGGCTAGTAGGGAGACGAGGCTGCCCGTCTTGCCGGAGCTGCTATCCCCTATGTATAGGATTTTTGTGTAGCGAGACGACTGATGGTTATCTAAGGTTGGCATCTTTTGACTCCAGTTGTAGGTAAAGGTATGACTCGTTTTTTATGTCCTGCTTAATTTGCGCGGTGATTTTATACTCAGCTTCGATAAGCTGTTTGATCTTTCCCTCCAGCGCAGGGGAGGGCGGTGATATACGAAGGGTTAATTCACGGTGCATCATCTTGACTCCAGTGGGTCCCACCGAGGTTGCTTCTCAAAGTCTGCCTTTAAGAATTGCTCCCGCACGGAAGGGCTTCGGCTGCATATATGGCGGAACTCACAGCCGCCGTAGTTACCACAACTCGCTGTGTTTTTTGGGAAAAAGTTTTCCCGTGTTGCATGGCGCGCAGCCTCAACGTGATACATAGCATCGTCATACCACTCGTTTAGGGAGCCGCTATCACGGTAAGAAAAGCCGCGTTCGAAGCGGGTAAAGCCGACTGCTATTTGCGCCCCGTCGATCATTACACCTGCAACCGGGATGCCGAACAACGCTTTACCTGCGAATGTATACATGGACATTTGAGTGTCGGGGTTGAACTGGTTAAAGAAGCGCTGGGTGATTGTCGTGCCGGTAGTCTTTTGATCTTGGACGTAAGTCTTGCCGCCGAACTCAACGAGCCTATCTATATGGCCGGAGAATATGACGCCGTTGTCAACGTCTAGCTGGAAGCTGTGTTCCACACCAGCGGCACCGTCGGCCATGATAACCGTCTGGCAGGTATCGTCTTCACCGAACTGGTCGAGGTACCATACGATAGTGCGGATGAGGTTGGCACGGGTCTTTGCGTTGTGCTCGGACTCCCACGGGTGGCCGGTGCCTGGGATGGGATCGCCAGCGTCGTCAGCCTCATACTCCCAAGTCTCGATCATTACTTCAGCGATGACTTCATGCACAGCATCTTCCGGCGGCATACCCTGCGCAACATAGTTGTGGTATGACTCCAGCGCTGATGCGTACCATCCACCGAAGAGGAGATGGACTGACTTGCGCCGTGG